GGTGGGTGACTGTTCCAGTGTTCCTACTTATATATAAAATCATAAGATAAATAATTAGAAGAAGAGAAGAGAATTAATCTGCGCTGACCCTCGGACAATCTTATTTCTGCCAGTATGCAAATTATGAGTGGAACAATAGGAACATTAGTACAAAACAGACAGGGCGCGGCTCTCAGCGTTTTCAAAAGTGGAACAATACAATTCAAAAGTGGAACAATACAAAACCCAACGCTTGACAAGCGTCCTCTTATATACTCATACTGCGTGGCAGTATTAAGTATATAACCATTCTGTAACACCACAACAAACACAATAACCCCAACGGATTCCGTTAGCGTGACGGATTCCGTTACCTAGAGGCCGACCACAAATACCCTCACGAATACACAGTAACAAAAACCTTTCCTACCAGTTCCTTAAAAATATATAAATAACAGACAAAAAAAAGCCCCGATTAAGGGGCTTCGTGTAGTGTAGTTTAATTACTTGGTAGTAATCGTAGGTATTGAGTTTAAGATTTTGTCTAGCTCTTTTATTACCTTGGCAAAATCGGTTCCCATTTTTGTCACATTTACGGTTGAAGTGGTTTTTTCTGCGACGTGGGCTGTACCCCATGTTTTGACCGCATTCGATATTTCCTTAACTTTATCGGTAACGGCTATTTTGTGGGCATCCATTTTGTCGGTAACGTCATTCAATCCCTCTTGGCGAAACCATTTTCGTGAAGCCGTAGATAAAGGATTAGCAAGTGCTTTATTTCGACTCGCTTCCCTTTTCTCTGCTTCCGTTTTGGTAGCCGCCTTCATGAATTGAAGATCACAACCACTTAAGCGAGTTATGGCGCGCTCTACTTTGCGCCATTCCCCATATATTTCTTCCTTACTTAAGGAACATTTTTCATTACTTACTAACACATACTCAAATTTCGAGCGAGCTAGCTTGGTATCCGCCGCGGGGATAAACTTTTTCCCGTCCTTAGTTATGGCGGATTCCATAAGAAGAGCTGTCAATTTTTTGACCGCCGGATCTGTGGCTTCGTCATGCGCGACTAGAGCGGAATTCCATTCCGTAGCCACGTTTGCCGCGGTTACTTCGATCAAGTTCATTTTTTCAATTATTTCCATTTTTAGTTTCCTTATTAGTTTTATGTTTCACGTGGAACATTGTTCCTAACGTGGGGTCAGCTCTGCCGACTTGAGATAAGTATAAAGAAGTAACTAGACAATGTCAACATATTTATATACTACCTAGAACCAAAACCAAAGGGAGACATTACCAAACCCCTTTCTTGCCAGTTCCCTAGAACGCAGGCGAAAAAAACCCCCGACCCGAAGGCCGAGGGCTGAGTAGTTAAGGCATTGTTAGGAAAGGATACTCACGAGGAGTCTTGTATCGGTAGTATAATACTCTAGCCTTGCTGAATAATGGTAGTTGCGACTCTAACTCCGCATGTCGCTTAACGTCAGCATTGTAAAAGAACTTTGCACCTGCACGTCTGTCCTTATCGGGGTGGCTTCTTGCTGTAGCTTTAGATCTAGCCATGTTTATTTCTAAACACATGATAGCTTCTACTAAACTTTTAAGTTCTCGGTTGTTCATATCAGTCTCCTAAAAGTGAGGGGCTTTCGCCCCTCGTTGGGTTAAAGCAGTTACTTTACGTTAGGTAAAACAAAACGACCGATATTATGATAATAAAGATCAATAATGTCGCTTGGCTTTTTGTTTTCATATGACACCTCATTGTCATAGCATTCTTGACATAAAATGGCTATGCCGAATTTGGGATCGAACATTCTCTTGTCATGATTAGGACTATCGCATGTAGGTACGGATAACCTTCTGTTACCAATGTCTACAATGGACGCGTCACACATGTCGCAGCTCTCGACATTAGGGCGATTGCCCTGAGTGTCCATATAGCTGTATCGTTTTTTAACTTTCATATCAATCTCCAGTCGATTTGTTTGGCGTTGTTGCCTCGACTTGGTTTCAAGTATACTCTGACACTAGACAATGTCAAGTTATTTATATGTGACCCCCACCCCCCAAATCACAAAGTAGGAGTCCCGTGACATATATATATATTAATATGCTCAATAAACCACCAATATTTTGAAATTCCCAACTAATGTGTTACTTTCGCTATATAGAAACCCCCCCGTCATCAAATAAATACGGATAGGGCAAAAAATTATTTCGTATGAATTCAGAACTACTTGACATTGTAAAGAAACACACGCCAGAGGAATCGCATATTCCAGAGCTAGTCGTCGTCGTTCCCGACTTCAATACACCGATGCCCCCCACGTATCCCAGAAAACAAAAAGACGCGATAAAAACGCAGCAAGATTTAAAGGATGCGGTACGTGTTGCTGCCAATACCGCACAAACTTTAGAAGACATGGGTATGGCACACGAAGTAGATGATGATGAAACTTCTGTTGACCTACTCGACCCCACACATATATTCAAGGAAGCCTTTGGCACAGACTCCGGTGATATGAAAGATGCCGAGTCGCTTATTAATGGCGAAACGCGAAGTACACCCGGCCCTGTACCCAAGCAAAAGACGGGGATTGCACCCGCCCAAGTGTTCAATACGTATACAGCGGTGAAACTGGGGTCTATACTCAGTGAATATGACAAGAAAGTAGTGGAAGATTCTGCACAACTAAGGACATACGTGACCAACAAGTTGGTTGAGGTGTCAGGTTGCGGAGATATGAAACACGAGCTTCGGGCGTTGGAGTTATTAGGTAAGATATCTGATGTTGGGTTGTTTGCTGAGAAGACCGAGATAACGGTCACTCATACAGCAGACTCGTTAGAACATGCTATAAAGGATAAGATTGCTAGGATAATGGGTATTAAAGAAGGCGAAGTACACGACGGGGAATTCAACGAGCTTGAGGAGCTACAACATGGTGACGACAACGGGGACGACGAAGGACAGCCGCCTAAAAAGAGCGGGCGTGAGTGGTTACAACAAACCAAAGAGGACACCGACCCACCCGAAGAAGTCCCACATAGTAGTAGCTAAAGAAGGCGGCAAAGTAAAAACCATACGCTTTGGACAACAAGGCGTGTCTACTGCAGGTAAACCGAAAGCTGGAGAAGCTCGGTCACAGAAAATGCGGCGCAAATCATTCAAAGCACGACACGGCAGGAACATAGCTAAAGGCAAGATGAGTGCGGCGTATTGGGCCAACAAGGTTAAGTGGTGATATAAATGGCAGCTAGAAAACCAGCTAAGAAAAAAGCTAAGTCTAAAGTAAACGAGGCGGGTAACTATACTAAGCCCACACTACGCAAACGGCTATTTAGCCAGATTAAATCTGGTGGCAAAGGCGGTAATCCGGGTCAATGGTCTGCACGCAAAGCGCAGATGTTGGCAACAGCATATAAGAAAGCAGGTGGAGGCTATCGAGCATGAAAGGTGTCAAACATTTTAAAAGAGATGGGACAGAATGGAAAGGCAACAGCCATAAGATGTCCGACGGACAGTTGCATACAGGCAAAGGCCACAGCAAGACCAGCAAAAAACTATTTCATTTAAGCGAGTTATCAGCAACAGCAAAGAAGAAAGCCAGTGGCGCTAGCAAAAAGTCAAAAAAGTCTTAAAAAATGGACTAAGCAGAAGTGGCGTACTAAGTCTGGTAAGCCATCTACTCAGGGCAAGAAGGCTACTGGGGAACGGTATCTGCCCGAAAAGGCTATAAAAGCGTTAACTAAGAAAGAATACGCAGCAACAACGAAAGCCAAACGCAAAGCAACAAAGAAAGGCAAGCAAGTTTCTAAGCAACCGAAGAAGATAGCTAAGAAAACACGGCGGTATCGTAAGAAATGAGCGCAGTTGCACCGAAACGGGCGTACAATATGCCAACACCATCCTTAGATACCAGTGACTTAGAGGCATTACTTAAAGTAGTACCTACGTTATCACCCAAAGAACAACAAGAGATCTTCAATGACTTAGAAAAATACGAGACATTGTTGACAAAAGAGAAGTCTAAGACCAATTTTTTAGAGTTTGTTAACAAAATGTGGCCTGACTTCATTATGGGGCGACATCACAAGATTATGGCAGAGGCTTTTGAGCGTGTTGCCAACGGAACGAACAAAAGACTCATAATTAACATGCCTCCGCGCCATACTAAGTCGGAATTTGCAAGTTATTTGCTCCCAGCATGGTTTTTAGGTCAATTTCCTCACAAAAAAGTCATTCAAACGTCTCATACAGCAGAGCTTGCCGTTGGGTTTGGTCGTAAAGTGCGTAATTTAGTCAATCAGGCTGAATATAAGGACATATTTCCCAGTACCGCCCTCCAAGCTGACTCAAAAGCGGCTGGAAGATGGAATACGAGCAAAGGTGGTGACTATTTTGCCATTGGTGTGGGTGGTGCGGTAACGGGTAAAGGTGCAGATCTACTAATTATTGACGATCCGCACTCAGAGCAAGAGGCTACACTGGCTGAGATACACCCTGAAATCTACGATAAGACGTATGAATGGTATACGTCAGGCCCAAGACAACGATTACAACCGGGCGGTGCTATTGTTGTCGTAATGACAAGGTGGTCTAAACGGGATTTAACGGGTCAAGTGCTCAAATCTAGTATGCAACGCGATGGCGAAGAGTGGGAAGTCATTGAATTTCCAGCAATTATGCCCTCTGGCAACGCATTATGGCCTGAATTTTGGTCGTTAGAAGAACTGTCTAATTTACGTAATGAGTTACCACATAGTAAGTGGATGGCGCAGTATCAGCAAGAACCGACGAGTGAAGCCAGCGCCATCGTCAAACGAGACTGGTGGAGAGAGTGGGAAGGTGAGCGGCCCCCACCATGTGACTTTATACTGATGTCATGGGATACGGCGTTTGAAAAACACACTAGAGCTGATTACAGTGCTTGCACTGTATGGGGGATATTCTATCAGGCGGCTGACCACCCAGAAGAATATGAGTCTGAGGAAGAAGTTGACCGAGTAAAACACAGTTTAGGTGTCCCGCAAGCTAATATTATATTGCTTAACGCTGTTAGAGATAGGTTAGAGTTCCCAGAACTCAAACGTCTGGTGTTAGAGGAATATAAAGAATGGGAACCTGACAGTATAATTATCGAGAAGAAAGCCAGTGGTGCGCCGCTTATATATGAGTTACGCTCTATGGGTGTACCTGTGCAGGAGTTTACACCGACACGGGGAAATGACAAGATATCTAGGCTGAACGCAGTGTCAGATATATTTGCTTCAGGTAGAGTGTGGTATCCACCGACACGGTGGGCCGAAGAAGTTATTGAAGAAGTTGCAAGTTTCCCTGCTGGGGAGCATGATGACTATGTGGATTCTACGTCTATGGCGTTGATGCGTTTTAGGAAGGGTGGGTATATCCAGACATCATTGGATGAACCTGAAGATTATTATGGCACTAAAGAGTATAGACAGTATAAAGCTCATACCAACCGTGCGTTATATTATTAAAGGATAAGACAATGGCTAGATCTGATGAGTTAAGAAACTATGGTAAAAGAGGGAACTTTGGTAGTCTTTCGCAAAAAAACTATGCGGAAATGAAAGCTGCTTCAGACGCAAGAAAGAAGAAGAAGAAAAATGCACAGTTTACAAAGTTGCAAGAATCAGATGCAGCAGGTGTAAAAAGAGATGAAGCGGCGGCAAAAAGAAAAAAAGACGCAGCAAATACAAAAACAACCTACAATAAAAAAACGGCTATCTCTCCTGAAACAACCCCAGCATCTCGACAGCTAAAAAAATTAAAAAAGAGTTTTTCGCCCAAAGCACGAGAGGATGCAAGAGCAAAAGCATTGCGTCTTAATGAAGAAAGTCAAAAAAGAGCAACAGATGCTGTAGCAAAAACTAGAGCAGATAGAACAGCTAGACGGAACAAAATATCAGCCCCACTACAAAAAACAAATGCTGAAATACAGAAAAAAATAGACGCAGGTAGCAAAAATTTTACTACTGCGGAAAAACAATCTCAAGCGTATAGAGATGCAAATAAAACTAAAACAGGTCTAGGTAGATTTTTTAGTAAGATAAGTGGTTATGGAAAAAGGCAAGCAGAAGCCAGAAAAAGAAAATACGATGAAGCTGTAGCAAAAAAACGCTCAGAAGGAAAAACAGCTGGCGTAGGCACTATTGATATGAATAAAGGCGGCATGGTTAAGAAAGCTGCTTATAAAAAAGGTGGCGCTGTTAAAATGAAAAAAGGTGGCGTAGTTAAAAAAACACGTAGTACTACCAAAAAGAAAAGCATAGATGGTATTGCATTACGTGGTAAGACTAGAGCCGCAAGGAGTAGGTAAAGTAAATGGCAGATCAACCAGAACTAGAGATTGTCTTACCTGACGGAAGACCCGTATCAGAATATGAAGAACCCCAAGAAAATATGGGGACTGTTATAGATATAGGTATTAGCGGGGAAGGTGGGGTTACTGTAGCAATTGATCTGCCTGATGGTGAGGACTTCTATGCCAACATAGCTGAAGAGTTTGATGAAGACGACGATGTATTGTCTAAAATGGCTTCTGAGCTACTAGGTGATTTTAATGGAGATCTAAATGCT